GGCGTGTCGTACTGACCCTTGAGCTTTTCTTTCTCATCGTCTGTCAAAGTTATGATACTCCTTCTTTTATAAATATATTATACATAGACCCAGAGGAGAACACAAGAAGAAAGAAGAGAACACAGAAAGGGGCTTGCAAACTCTGAAGAATCATGATAACCTGCTGTTTAAGCGACGGGGAGAAATATATAATATATTATTAATAAATATATTTATATAAATATGTATATAAACATTATATTAATATAATTGTTAATATAATATGTTATAAGTTATATACTATAATTATTAATAAATACCGCGCCAAAACCCCATTTTTAAAAAATTGCTCCGTTAGTGGGGGTCCCAATATATATACAGACGCGCTGCAAAATTTTTGCTACCCCGGTCTAGAACAAATCATGAACAGAATGTGGCAAAAGAACAAAACGTGAACGCGCCAAAACTGGCACAAACACTGCATGGAATTTGGCAAGGTAATAATGTTGCGCAAAACGACTGAACAAAGCAATAAAATAAATCATTATTTTCTGGACTGCATTTTTAGAATATGCATAATGGAAATTGTCGATACATTGTGGGTTGCTTTCAGCCTAGGGCTGATCTGGCGCGAAGAACGCGGATAGGGATCGAGTATGTCCTAGCAGAACAATCTAACACCACTATCGACATTCCCTAAACAAACTGAGGAGGTATCCATTATGGATATCAAATTACGCCATCGCGTTTGGCGCGATGTTACGGACATCTTGTTCTCTGACGTCAAGGGCGACGGGCTAAACGCCTATCGCACTACATCAATTCGCTTGGCTCTGACAATGGCTCGCCGTGTCGGATGGGTTCCGAAAGGGACTATCCGGCATTTCGAGATGGTCTTGTGGCAACAGGCCACAGACGCCATCGAGAACGGCGTATGGTCTGGCAAGAAGTCCAGCGCAATGCGGTACTACTTCTGGCGCTTCATAAGCACGGAGGCGTCGCGCATGGCGCTTAATCTTGGCACTGAAGACGCCAAGGAGCTTCACAAGCTGGATAAAGTAGCTTAGGGAGACGATGCGAGGGAGAGGCAAAGCAAAGCTTCTCCCTCAATTCGTTTGATCATCATGCAAGTACCAATCCTGATTGACGATGGGACATTGGACTACGTGGTCCAGTTACCTAGTGGACGGGTTGAGCGGTTTGATCGTGAATACGTGCTCGACACGTATGGCGATTGCGCCGCTGGTTCATTGGCTCAACTACTAGCAGAGGAGATTGATGATTAGATACATTGTTATTTCAATGTTCATTGGCGGTTATGCTTTTGCATTGCTGGCCATTGGCCATATGATCCTATCATAACAAGAGCGGGAGGCGGGCTAATAACCCGTTTCCCTTTTGTTCCCTTTATGTTCTATTAAGTCATGACTGCAATCGTTAGCTCTATAAATCATGACTGCAATCGTTAGTTCATGACTGCAATAGTTAGTAGAACAAAACGTGAACAAATCATATACATATATAGAACATGACTGCAATAGTTAGTAGAACAAAACGTGAACACAACATATAGTATCTATACTCTGCGAGGGACAAGATATAGGTCAAACACTTTATTAATTTATTTTCAAATAGTTGGCATGATTATTGCACCCTTGCAGGTTTTGTGCCAAATACTCTCTGTCCTCTCTATACAAGAGGAAAATTAATTTACATAAAAATAAATTATCTTGTTGACATGCCCCCGCCCCCTCCCCTATTATCCCCCTAGTCTTAACAACTGCAACGGATACCTATCTTATGCCCTTCGACAATAACGCCACCATGTTTGACCTTGACGATGCTATTGACAATTACAAGCGCCAACACGGGACCAAGCCCAACGGGTTCATCATATACCGTGGCCCGTCTGTACTAGATGGCAAGCCCATAGTGGTGGTAGCTATACCCAAGTCCGGGAACAGTAAGACGGACAGCATGCTGCAGACGTTTATCATGCGCTCCGACGTTCCCCCATTGGATGCGCTCAAGAGCGGCGACGATTATAGTGTCTGTGGTGATTGCTTGGCTCGCCCATCCAATCAAGGGTGGTGCTATGTAAACGTGGCGCAATCTGTCAATATGGTATACAAGTCCCTGACGCAAGCCGCCGTCATCCGCAAGGGTATCGACACCGGGAACACGTACAAGCCCTATTGCGATATCTCTGACAATTGGCTTGCTGTCACGGAGCTAGGCACGGACAAGGACAATCGCCTAGGCACCTATGGTGATCCAGCTGCAGTGCCTCTTGAGGTGTGGCATTATCTAAACGCTTGCGCCCATGGCTGGAATGGGTACACGCATCAATGGCGCACTTGCTCCCCGGCATATGCTAAGTATTGCATGGCCAGTATCGACAAGCCATGCGATACCCTCGCCGCTGAAATGATGGGCTACCGTTGCTTTATTGCCCATGTTGAAGGGGAAGACAAGCCAGCAGATACCGCTCACAAGGTGGCCACCTGTCCCGCCGATAAACAGGTGCACGGGGAAGCCCTTGCCAGTTGTAAGAGTTGCCTAGGGTGCGGCGGTACAGCGGGGCGCGGTTCCACTCACCGTTCTATTACGGTACACGGTACAGGGTACAAGGTGAAACGCTATCTCGATTGGCGCGCACAACAATCCTAAATAAACTCTTGACAGGGGGAAACACCTTAGACTATATTCCCCCTGTCATTCACTTTCAACAAGAGGACTAGACGCTATGACCTGCAGACAGAAGCTAAACCAAGCGGCATTGGACCTATACACGCGCCGCTATGTATCCGACACACACCTTGAGCTAGCGCAATTGCTCCGGGATAATCTGGATGACTGGCTCAAGGGGGTGCTCCCCATGTCTACGCCGGGACTGCGTAAGGTATACGCGGAGGAGATCACGGACCAGGCATTCAATGCCATACAGGACCTCGCCCTAGAGGTTGACGAAACACCGGAAGAGGACTATTGACCATGAGCAAGCGTCAGGTGATACACGTTAACCAGCACATCATCAAGGCAAACAGGAAGTCGGGGGAACGCACACCTCCCCTGACCATGAAGAGCTATAACAAAAACATCAAGGCCACAGAAATAGCCATTGACGGGAAGGCAAGGGTTATCTATAGTCCTGATAAGCCGCTCCCCTGTGGCGCGGTGGTTTGGATAGAGACAGATGATAACGCTATTGTAGAGGTACAGTGAAATGGAAATGCTAAACCTAGAAGACTTTTTAACGGCACAGATAAACGAGAGGGCCAAGGCCATGCGTAAACGTGAGCGCAAAAGATTGGACAAGATAGAGCGGCGCACCCCTGCACGTAATCCCATGGCCAAGGCTATGTGGGAGAGGGGTCACGCTGTCGAGAAGGTAGACACAAAGTACAACAGAAAAAAACTAAAAAAAGCTGTTGACATCTACCGAGACGGTGGAATATAAATCTATATAAGGCGAAGACACTTACTGAAACACAACACAAGGAAACAACGACATGAACGACGTTCTCAGCTTCCGCTCACC